ATCGGATAATTTGCGCGTAAAATTGCGCGTAAATTCATGACAGTATTTTACTTTTATTCTTATTTATCAATGGGATAGGTGTTTAAAAACATCATTGGTTGCTTGGTGGGTGGTCTGAATCTGGCCCCATCCCGACAGCCCGATTCTGATTCTGCCCCCCCTTCAGAGAAAGAGGAAAAAGCAGGAGTCCCTACCATTCCACGCAAAATGAGAAGGTCAGCTTTTTCATGAACAAACTGAGTTATCGCTCCAGGCGCGAACTGAAAGGCGTACACGCGGATCTGGTAATTGTAGTGACTACCGCCCTCATAACGCTAAAAGACACGGATTTCAGCGTACACGACGGCATTCGCACCCTTGCTGAACAGCAGGAATTAGTCGCTACCGGGATGAGCAAAACACTGAAAAGCCGCCATCTGACAGGCCATGCAGTCGATCTGGTGCCGGTGATTGACGGAACCCTGTGCTGGGACTCCAAAGAGCCGAAAAAGCAGGAAGCCATCGACAAAGCGTTTGAAAGCATCGATTACGCCATGAATTACGCAGCGAAACTGCACAATGTACCAGTAGAAAACGGTTTCGCCATGTGGGGCTGGGATAAACCGCACTGGCAGTTGCCAGTAGACACCTATCCTGCGAGTTAAATGCACCAAAAAGCGGCAGGTGAGCGGCAGCGTCAGTCGCTCTCCACCTCTCTCGTGATGAGGTAATACAAAGAGGCCGGATGTCGGGTGCAGTGTACCGAAGATTCAGCGACCAATCCGGCCAACTGTCGCACTTTAGAGGGACAAAATGGAAGAATTACCCGATAAAAAAACGTATCAGGCCAACAGGCGACATATGGCGTGGTGTGCGTTAGTCATGATGCTGATTAGCACAATCGCTGTGCTGATATCACCCGAGCGATTTCACGCGGCTGAAGCCATTCTGATGATGATGTATGGATCATTAAGTGCTTTAGTCGCGGCCTATTTTGGTTTTTCACATAAAAAATGACCAAACCCGTGCAGTCCGACTATATCGCCAGCTTACAGCGCATAAAAGAACAGATTGCAGCTTATCAACAGGAACGCACAGAAAGCGTCGAAAAAAAAATGGAAAATAAAAAAGTAGAAAAATCACCATCCACGCATCGCGTAGACGAGCTAGTTTGATGTTACAGGCACTGATAGGCCCAATCGCCAATTTAGCCTCGACGTTCATGGAAGGTCGCCAGCAGAAAAGTGCGGCAAAAGCCGAATTACAGCTTACGAAAACGAAAGCAGAGAGTGAATTATTGCACCGCAAGATAACAGGTGACATCGACTGGGACGTAGAGATGGCGAAAGCCTCGGTCACCAGTTGGAAAGATGAATGGCTGACACTGTTATTTTCAATTCCGCTGGTACTGGCCTTCTGCGGGGAATGGGGCCGTGAAATTGTCTTTGAGGGCTTTAAAGCCCTGGAGCAGATGCCGCAATTCTATCAATACACGCTTGGCGTGATTGTCAGTGCTAGTTTTGCTACGCGCAGTGCCGCCAAGTTTTTCGGGAAGAAGAAATGACTTTACAGACTTATCATGAAATCGTCACGAATAGAGCGAACTCCAGTCCGCCGGCCAAACACCATTTCAAGAAAGATGGCAGTGCCCGCACTGTTGTTGATTTGAATGCGCTGGAAGGCGAATGCCTGAAGCGTGGTATCACGATACCGAAAGCGATTGCCCGTTTCCTGGCACTCAATCCTGATGAACTGGAGCCGATGGCGGCTGTCGCGTTATCACGCGAACAGGCCAATATCGCTGTCAGGCTGATGGACAAATACATTCCCGGCCTGAAACCGGTCGATAGTGAAGCGGCAATTAAAGACAAAAACATTGAACTCACCTGGAAAGATGTGGCTTTGCCACTGGAGAAACCTGAATCGAGCGAACCCTGATGTTAGGGGGACAACATGCTCGAAATCGCAGCGGCGTTATCCGCCGCAAATGCCGCTTTTCAAGGCATTAAAAAAGCAGTACAGGCAGGACAGGAGGTCGAATCGATTGCTCTACAGATGAGCAAATGGTACTCGTCTGTCGCGGATTTAAAACAGGGCTGTCGTGAAGCGGAAAACCCGCCATGGTATGCCAGGGCAACGGGAGATCCGGCACAACTCGCATTGAAAGCAGTTGCGGCCAGAGAAGCCGAAAAACGGATGCGAAAAGAGATTCGCACCATGCTGATGATCACGCATGGTAGAGCTGTTTATCTCGAATTTCTGGAAACTGAAAAGAAAATCATCAAAGCCAGGGAGCAGGAAGAATTCAAACGGCGTAGAGCAAAGAAACAACTACAGGAAATGATGATTGGTTCAGCGATACTCGCCGTCGGATTAGCGTTAATTGCTGGTACGACAATGTTATTTCTAAAATGAAATTAGTCTATTTACTGGTCGTGCTTTCAAATGGTGAGCCAATCAGAAATCAAGATCCAATTCTTTTTGCCAGTTTGCGCGGCTGTACAGCCACCGCAAAACGATTGAATTATCAGGGTAGAAAAAATTATGACATACGCAGAAGGCATCCGGTCAAAGCGCACTGTGAGCCGCGATGGGTAACAGAAGCGACAGCAACATTTAGATAATGGCAAAAATAGAAATAGATTATGCACCGCGCCCACTACAGCTAGAGGCGCATAATCGACGAGAGCGTTTCGCGTTACTCATCTGTCATCGCAGATGGGGCAAAACGGTTTTTGCCATTAACGAAATGGTGCGGGCGAGTGCGGCTACGAAACAGAAAGATGTACGCTGCGCTTATATCAGCCCCCTCTACAGGCAATCAAAGATGGTCGCCTGGGACATGCTGAAAAGTTTTACCCGCGTGATCCCGGATACGACTTATAACGAAAACGAATTACGCTGTGATTTGCCAAATGGTTCGCGTATTCAGTTATTTGGCGGTGATTCACCAGACGCTTTGCGTGGTGCACACTGGTCACTGGTTGTCATGGACGAGTATTCGCAGTTGCCGGAAAGACTCTGGCCTGAAATTGTCAGACCCGCTTTGTCCGATCCGGGCAAAGAAGGACGCGCCATCTTTATTGGTACGCCACAAGGTCATAATGCTTTTTACGACTTATATCAGCATGTGAAAAATGACGAAGACTGGTATGTACGCATTCATCGCGCTAGTGAAACCAACTACATCGCGAAAGAAGAATTAGAACAAGCTCAAAAAACGATGAGTCCTGAAGCGTATGCACAGGAATTTGAATGCTCATTTACAGCAGCGGTCAGCGGTAGTTATTACGGCAAATTAATAGAAGAAGCAGAATCGGATGGCCGGATTACGGACGTACCGCACGATCCGGCCGCACCGGTTGAGACATGGTGGGATTTAGGCTTTGGCGACAGCACCGCTATTTTCTGGGTGCAACGCATCAACGATGCAATTCATGTAATTGACTATTACGAAGCATCCGGCGAACCCCTGGCACATTATGTAGAGGTGCTACGCGAGAAAGCGTCCGGTAATCGCTTCGAGTATTCATCCCACGTTATGCCGCACGATGTCAAACAACGCAGTCTCGATACCGGTCGTTCGCGTGTTGAAGCCTTCCGGCAAATGGGATTGCAATGCGAAATTCTACCAATCCATCGGGTTGAGGACGGCATTGATGCAGTACGCAGAATGCTGAAAAAGTGCTGGTTCGATGATTTGAAAACACGGCGCGGTGTAGATTGCTTGCGTCAATATCGAGCGCAGTACGATGACAAACGCCGCACCTTCAGATTAAGACCGGTGCATGATTTTGCTTCTCACGCCGCCGACGCTTTCCGTTATGGGGCGATGTTCAATCCCTGGGACTACGACTGGGAGCCGATAACGTACTCGAATCAAGGAATCGTATGAGCATTCGAATTCAAAACCAACTCACTAATCAAAGAATTGTTCTACAAACACTGGAACAGCGGATTGCGGTGCTAGAAAAAGAAATGGAAGCATTGCAACGCAGGAAAAGGAAATCGAAAAATGGCGAACAACGAAGCCCTGTCAGACGATCAGATACTATCAATAGTTCAGCAGGAAATTAGTTCTGCGGCTGGTAATGATACCGGCGAACTGAGCAACGAACGTGCGGCTGCGCTCGACTATTACCTGGGCGAAGCGTATGGCGATGAAGTAGACGGGCGTAGCAGTGTCGTTACCCGTGAAGTGCTGGAAACCGTCGAATGGATATTGCCATCTTTGATGCGGATTTTCACCGACACTGACAATGCCGTGGTTTTCGAACCGACTGGCCCTGAAGATGTGCAACAGGCTCGTCTTGAAACCGATGCGGTTAATCATGTTTTCTGGAAAAACCAGCGCGGCTTTTTCAACGTTTACAGTTTTTGCAAAGATGCGTTACTCAGCAAAACCGGCATTTTAAAAATTGCTTATGACGAGCAAAGTGCGACGGAGCGTGAAGAATATCGCAATCTGACGGACATCCAGTTAGGGCAATTACTGAACGACCCTGAAGCTGAACGGCAAGTGCTGGAAGTCGAAGAAAATGAAGACGGCTACCATGTCGTGTTTGAAACTAAACGTGAAGATGGGCAGATTACGATCACGCCTATTCCGCCGGAAGAATTCGGCATTAGCAGTGAGGCGAATACACCGTATGTAGAAGATGCGCAATTCGCGTATCACCGCGCACGCAAAAGTTATTCCGATTTAATTGCGATGGGCTTTGAACCTGAATTTATCAGAAGCTTGCCGGACGATGATGACATTGACGATGCGGAAAGTCTGGCGCGTCGTAATCTCAGTGATGAAGACAGTTTCAATAACGGTACAGGAGCGGAAGAACTCCGCTACTACTGGATAACAGAAGCGTATTTACGCATTGATCGTGATGGCACTGGCGCACAGCTTTTACAAGTCATGTTAGCGGGTGGCAATGATGCAACCAGCGGTTCACGGCTGATGAGCATCGAGCCGGTAGACCGAATGCCGTTTGCAACGGTCGCACCGATATTGCTGACCCATAAGTTTTTCGGCTTGTCGATTGCTGATCTAACAATGGATTTGCAACGCATCAAGTCCACCCTGCTAAGAAGCGTTTTAGACAATACCTATCTCGCGAACAATCAGCGCATGGCGGTCAATGATCGCATGGTGAATTTAGATGATTTAGTAACTTCACGCCCCGGTGGAGTTGTCCGTTTTAAAGGCGACCAGCCCGCCGCGAATTACATTACGCCGATTCCGCACAATCCGTTGCCGCAAAGCTCCTACGGCATTATGGAATACCTCGATGATGTTCGGAAACAACGGACTGGTGTTGGCGATGAAGTGGCTGGCCTGGACGGAAATTCGTTAGCCAGTGTGAATCCCAGTGTGGCCGCACTGAGTTTTGATGCAGCCCGTATGAAAGTTGAATTGATTGCCCGCATCATTGCTGAAATTGGATTAAAAACGGCCTATTCACTGATACACGAATTGCTGATGAAACATAAGAGTGGCGAGTTTGTTTTTATGCGTAACGGCCAGTGGGCAGCAGTGAGTCCAAGTGAATGGCGTACTCGCAAAAACTCCACCGTACAAGTTGGCGTAGGTAACGCATCCAGGGAACGTCGCCTCATGGCTCTGGAAGCGGTGATGTCAAAACAGATGGAACAGGCCGCAAATGGTGGCATGGGACAAGTGTTGAATCCGATGAATTTGTATCAGACGTTATCGGACTGGACACATGCCTGGGGCTTGGAACCAGCCGCATACTGGACAGATCCCAGAATGCAGCCGCCGCCACAACCACAGCCAGACGTACAGGCAGAAGCGATGATGATGCAAGCACGCGCCTTGATGACCGATGCTGAAAGCAAAATCCAGCGTAATCAGATTGAGATGGAGAAAGTGAAACTTGAAAACGCGATTCGAGTGGCCGAAACGGATCTGAAAGCACGCGAACAAAAACTTAAACTCGATATCGAGTTGATGAAAGCTGAACTCGCTGCGATGGCACAGAAGAATGATGGCGAAGAAAAAATAGCCTCACTTGAATTGCAGATGGATAAAGCAGACACCGAAACGCGCCTGAAAGAATTGCAGATGGAATTAGATGCAGAGAGTAAAAATAGTCAGCACGAAATAGATATCTATAAAGCACAGTTGGCTGCTATGACCAAGCTGACTAGCGAAGGGATGAAGATAGAAAATCAGGATGCACTGGCAAACATGCAGTCGATGTCCACCTTACTGGCAGAAGAAAACAACCAACTAAAAACGGAGATAGAAGCACTGAATGGAGAACGAAACCAAACTGATAGCGGAGCGTGAGAGAGCCGCGCTTGCGGAGCAAGTAATTAAAAACCCGGTCTATGTCGAAGCGAAAGACATGATTACAGGCAACTTGATAGATGCCTGGAGAAGTACGCATGTATCGCAAGATCAGGAGCGGGAAAAGATTTTTTTAATGCTGCAAATGGCTGAGCAGTTTTTCGATGTGTTAGACACAACGATTCGCACCGGCAAGTTTGCAGAGTTGCAACTGGGAGATCCAAATGGCTGAGAATGTCAACGCTGCACAAAATGAATTACCTTTAAACGCTACGCCACCACCAGCGCGGCCACAAAGTATAGAGGAAAGAATTCAGGCCACGCTTCAACCTGTGTCTGATTCACCACCCCCGGAAGAACAGGCGGAACCGGAAACACCGTTAGAATCGGCAGAGCCGGAACCCGCAGAACCGGAGGAAAGTGAGTCAGCAGAGATTGAAGCATCGACTGAAGAAGAATCTGCTACTACTGGCACAGAGGATGAAGCGGTTGAGGAAGTCGCACTCACCTCCCTACCGGAAGTTGCGGAGCATCTTGGCGTGGATATGTCAGACCTATACGGCTTGTCTATCCCAATAACCGATGCAGATGGAAATCGTCGTGACATTACTCTGAGCGAATTCAAAGATTCGGTACAGAATGTCGAACGTGCCAAAGTAATGGCTGAGGAAGCAAAAACATTACGCGAACAGGCACAAAAAGATATTACTGAGCATAAAGAATCTTTTCAGGCAGAGCATACCCAGAGTGCCCAACTTCTGGGAGCACTGGAACAAGCTGTTTTAGAACCTTACAAGAACTTGGACTGGGAAGGTTTGAAGACGGCTGATCCAACTAGCTGGGCTGTAAAGCGTGCAGAGTTTCAAGAACGACAGGAAGGATTCAATCAAATTAGACAAAACGCGGCGGTCGCCTATGAACAGGCCAAGCAGCGTTTTACACAAGAGGAAGAAAAAACATATGTTGAACGTCTGAGAAAAGAGGAAGAACATTTGTTTTCGAAACTACCAAAATGGCGAGATGAAAGTGTGAGGGCGACCGAGCAGGAAAGTCTAAAAAATTATCTGATTGCCAATGACTATAGCGACGCTGAAGCAGCAGGAATCTCTGATCATCGACTCGTAGTGTTAGCGCACAAAGCGATGATGTTTGATCAGTTAGACAAGCAAGCGAACGTTGCTAAGAAAAAAGTGCTGAAGATTGGAACGAAGAACCTGAAGCCAGGTGCGAAACGTTCCAAAGCAAATGCACGACAGGACGCTGAAAAAGCCCTGAAAGCGAATCTGCGTAAAAGCGGAAGCACTCAGGACGCGGAGGCGTTAATAAGACATAGACTAGGTTTATAGAGGTAAAATTTATGGCAGTTCCAACAGGAAGTTATCAGACTTACACTGCCATCGGTGAGAGGGAAGACCTCTCCGATATCATCTACGATTGACTGAGGTCGTAGTAAAATCTTCTCTGATTGACTTGGAAGCCCAGGCGTGGGCGACAGGGCGGAACCTGTAGAGATACGGGATCGTGAACGACTAAGCGAGAAGAACTTTTGAAAAAAGGTATGCGATAGTCTGAACTGCTGCATAACGCAAATTGAAACAGCAGAGGCGAGAGCCGTAACATTTTTTGATCAGTCCGATGGACACTCCATTCATGTCGAACGTTTCGAGAGAAAGCGCGTCGGCGGTTTTTTATGAGTAAGTTTGTTGCTCATGTAAAATTCAGCTATATGCTGGAAAGCCCTAAAGCTCTCATACCCAAACAGTCATTCGAAAGAATAAGCTGCGTGGTTTGAAAAGTTGAGAGATTGGGTAATCAGCAGGAAAGACCGCTAAGGCTTATGCTATGCGGAATCCTCAGAGACTAATACGCTGAACATCGCAAGATGAAGATAGAGTCCGACCTTACTCGAAAGAGTAAGAGTGATCGAAGTGAAGTAGATCACCGCTTCTGAAAAGAAGTCATTAAAAGTAACAGTTTTGGGCAAACAGATTCGTTATCTGCAGCGGCGGCTAATGCACAAATCGAAGGCGATGATGCAAATACGTCCACCGCTTCACCTACGAGTCGATTAGGCAATTACACGCAAATCTCTACCAAGGTTCCGCGTGTTACCGGAACGCTCGATGCAGTGAATACTGCGGGACGCGGATCCGAGATGAGTTACCAGTTATCTAAAAGGGGCAAAGAGCTAAAGCGAGACATAGAAACCGCTTTAACTGCGAACACGGCTGCAACAAGTGGCGGTGCTGGAACAGCGCGAGTCTGTGCCGGACTAGGTGCGTGGTTATCCACGAACCAAGTTCAGCAAGGGGCTGCGGCGACCACACCGGCAACGAGCAGTGGTGCTCCAGGCACCGCCCCGACAGCCGGGACGGCGGCCGTTTTTGCTGAAGCCAATCTCAAGGCGGTTGTAAAATCGTGCTGGGATAACGGTGGCGATCCAGGCGTGATTATGTGCGGAAGTTTTAACAAACAAACCGCATCGGCATTTGGCGGAATCGGTACGCAGTATCGTGACGCACAGCCGGACGGCGCGTTAGCTCCTGGGTCGATAGTGGGGTCGGCCAGCGTATATATTTCCGATTTTGGTCAACACCAAATCGTCGCAAATAGGTTTCAACCTGCGGCCACGGTGTTTGCCCTGGATATGGAATACT